CCTGCCATATCATCTGGCACTACTAACATAATAAACTCCTTTAAATTATATATGCTGTTGAACAGCTACATTACACTTCTTTAGAAAATTAATACCGTCATCGTTGCGATAACTATTTCGGTAATACACACTATCAATACCAGACTGATATATTAGTTTGGCACAATCTAGACAAGGTGCATGAGTTACAAACAATGTTGCACCATCACTTGAGTTGGTACTACGTGCAATCTTTGCGAGTGCATTAGTCTCTGCGTGAAGTACCTCTGGTTTGGTTTTAAGATTGTATGTTGCACCATCTTCATCTGTATGTTCAGAAGGCCATGGTGAAAAATAATCTCTTACCTCACATTCATTGTCCCAACCAGAAGGCATGCCGTTATAACCGATGCCAATGATTGTATTATCTTTTACAACAACACAACCAACGTGCAGTCTTTTCGCTGAAGACAATTCAGCATAGACTTCAGCAGTCTTCATGTGTGCATCGATAAATTTCTTTTTCATAATATAGTAAGTGGGGCTTTCGCCCCACAGTTTTACTCAGTCAATAGAGTTGGTTTTGAGAACGCAAGTTTCTCACCAATCTCAATCTTCCTTGGTTTTTTATGGTCGGGAATTACATTCTCCAAACCAATCTTCAAAATGCCGTCTTTGAATTCGGCACCACGCACTTCCATAGTATCAGTCAATCTGATATTTTTAGTGAAAGAACGAGCAGCAATACCACGATAAACATAATTTGCTTCATCTTTGGTGTTCTTCTCACCACGAATCACTAGATTACCCTCATCAAGTTGAATGTCAATTTCATCTTTTGAAAATCCAGCAACAGCCATTTCAACGACATACTTGTTGTCTTCTACTTTGATGATGTTGTGTGGAGGGAAAGATGTTTGGACTGTTTGACCTTTGCCAACGAGTTTCTCCAACTCAGTAAACAATTGGTCAAATCCAACGTATGATGGATACAATGCTGAAATACTTGTCATAGTTTTCTCCTTTAATAAGCAAGTTTAAAAATAGATACCCCGAAGGCATATCATTAATCCAGCTTACCGACTACTGGGGTACCTTATCGTTGTACCGGCTTTAGACGCTCCTAAGGTAGTAGAGTCTTTACGTTCCCATCCCGATGGGAGTATTTTTATTTATCCAATTTTACAAAAGCTTCACCATTCACAAAGTATTTTCTTTGTGGATTTTCTGGTTTGTATACCTGGATAAATGTCATTGTACTGTCTTGTCTTTTTTCAAACAAATTACTGGTGTACACCACCTCACCAGTATAAATGTTTTTCAACTTATCAACTTTTTCTTTCACTTGCTTCATAATATATCTACTTATTGTGGCGTAATTTTCTTACCAATATTGTACTTTGGTACCAAATTCCATTCATCTTTCTCCTTGTGGGAGATGATTTTGATTTGGTGTAATGGTGCAATGTTATCACCCATTAATTCTGGATTAGAAACTTTTACCAAACCCCATTCTTCCAATAGTCTTGCAATTGCATTTCTTCTTTGAATATCATTCTCTGTAATGTCGGTTGGTTTACCATCCAACTGGAATAATTCTTTGAAGTGTACAATATAATATTTACCTTGTTTGTGAAGTATGTGGCACGACTGATACAAAATCTTATCTTTACGTGAAGAAACACCGATTCTGGTTAATGTTTCACGTACTTTTAAAAAATCATCCTCTTGCTTTAACTTAACCTCAACAAAGTTTTTTAAATCTACCATATTATTTCCTCAATCCACCGATGCCGGTTTTTTCTTTTAATTTTTGGATTTGTTCATCAGTCAATAGGCGGAGTGCTTCAAGTGCTTTCGTATCAGAAAAACCATAGACGGTTTTAATGCATTGTATATCTTCACTTTTATCAGACTTAGCCCACTTTACGAACGGTCTTTTCTTAGACCTTATGGTATTTAGTAAAAAATCATTCTGCAGTTTCTTGTCAATGAATGACCTGCGGTTCATCTCATTCGCATATGATACACAGTCAATATGGTAAGATAACGAACGATTGACCAGAAACGGAACGTATTCCGATTCGGTCACATCATCAACAATTAACTGTTTCTTTCCTTGTAGGATTTGGTTAACATAATCAAACGGACTCATATTACCATCCTTATTAATCCGATTGTGTCGATTGTGGTAAGCAAGATATAATTAGCAAGCATACCAAAGGAACGCCTACTATAAGAACACCAAGCGTATACAGCACAACCTGTAATCCAAATGGGGTATAAAACCAAAAGAGGTGGTGTTGGAACGGTGATTGCCATAGTGATAGAACAACCAATACTAAGAGCCCAAGCAAGGACCTCAAGACAAAAACGAACTCTATTACTTTTGTAATCTTCTTGGATCCAGTTAAATGTTGGTCTGAAGAGGTCATTCATTTTCTCTCCCAATCTGTACATCATATAAATTATCTTTCACATCTTTTATAATTTGTTTTTTCATTTGTTCATATCTATCAAATAATAATATATTAGTAGTTTTCACTTCTGTCACTTCTTTAATAAACTGAATATCATTCACATCAGCTTTGGCACCAATACCATCAGTATAAATTTCAAAATAAGGTATTAGTTTCTCATATGAAACAATGCCACATTTCAAAGGTTCCACCATCAACAGATAATCAAAAGTCTTATTCATTGAATCAATATCGATAGTTTTTAAACTACGAAAATTCTTTAACTTCATAACAGAAGTAAATTTTTTACCTACCTTTGGAAAGATATTTAAATTTGTTGTTTTCATTTCAATTCGAATATCAATTTCTTTAATATAAAAATCGCAACCAATATCATCAATATATTCTAACTTGCCGTTTGATGCTTGTTCAATTGCTTCAGAAACTATATCAGCTTTGACAAAAGTTTCAGCACCTCTATTGTATTTTCTTCTCAGAGAACTCATAATTGAAAATACTAAATTCCAATCAACACTATCAATTAAATATTGTGTAACAAAATCATTGTTAGGTTTAAATAAAGATGGCACTTCATCTGACGAACACTGTAGTAAAGGTATCATGTATAAAATTTTTCTAACGTGAAATGACCATTTCTATAGTCACCAACTAAAGTGTTTATTTTTTTATCTTTGAACAATGCACTGTTAAAACCTAATGCGTAATAATCTTTTGAATTTGATAATTCCTTCCACTCATCGTGAGAAACAAAAGTTTTTAATATAAAATATGAAAAGTGCGCCCTTTCAATTCCAAATACTGTTTGCTTGTCTGGAGAATAATTCCACATAATGAATAGGTGATCCGAACTCCTCTTAGAATAACGACCTCCCATCCAAGTAACTTTTTTGTGAATATCATTAGAGTCAACGCCAGTCACCTTTATCTCACAACTAAAATTTTCATCGATGAAAAATAAATCTGGATCTTTATCATTTGCACTAGATTTTGTTTTTATATTATTTTTATTGAAATATTCGGCTGAGTAGGTTTCAAAAATATTTGAAATAACCCCAGATAAAACTTTTCTTTGTTTTATATAAGGAACTATATTTTTTGATATTTTAGAAACCCCATCACAAATATTGATCCAATTATTATTATCATATATCATTTGAACTCCACACTTACCATTAATTCTGTCAAACAGGCCACAGTATTAATCTCGGGGTCAGCAACGAATGCCTGCTTGTACTGATAGTCAGCAATGATAATTACTGCTTGAGGAATACTTTGTGGTTTTAGAACCTCATATAAACCATCATACAATTTACGATACAATGTTGCAGCATCAATCTCAGTGGTTGCAACCCATTTACGAATTGAACCAAAGTCTTTCTCTTTGATATACTTAACGATGTTTGAAATCTCAACGTCACCCATCTGCACAAGAATGCCAGAATCAATCTTACCAAACTGGGAATACCTTTGCATCTCATTAATGATACGGCGAAAATCTGGAAAGTGTTTCTTAACTAATTCAGCAATAACAGCGTCATCATAGTCAACTTTTTCACTTTGCAAAACCGACTGGATTCTCTTAAAGAATGAACCAGCCATCTTGGCCTTCTCACCATTCTTCAGACCAAACTCAATCACGGCACAACGAGAGTGCAATGGTTCAATGATGCGGTTCTTAAAGTTACAAGTAAAAATGAACGAACAGTTACCTGCAAACTCTTCAATCGCATTACGAAGAGCAGGCTGTGTAGAATTCGGATTTAGATAATCTGCTTCATCGATAATGATAACCTTGCGGCCACCTGATAGAGACATAGAAGAAGCATAGTTCTTAATCTTGGTACGAAATACATCAATACCAGATTCATCAGAACCGTTAATGACGATATAATCACAACCAATCTCATTACACATGGCTTTGGCAACAGTTGTCTTACCGACACCTGCGCCGCCACTCAATAACAAGTTGGGAATGTTTTTTTGATTTACGTATTCCTGAAACGGTGTTTTCAACCGTTCAGGTAAAATACATTCTTCAATAGTTTTAGGACGATACTTCTCTGTCCATAATAAATGATCCATGATTCACAACTTTCATAATATAA